GGTGGACTGGCGGGGCGAGCTACACGCAGGGCATATACGTAAACACTTATCTCGTTGAAACCGAAATCAGCGGGAACATCTTCAACAACTTCGGGAACCAAACCGGCTACAATATCAAATACAATGCTAATAACTGGGAAGCCGTCATCAGAGACAACTTCTGGTACGACAACGACGGCTTCACCAGAAACATGATCGACGGCCACACCATCGTGAACGGTGCACTTCAGTTCACGAACAATGCCGTAGAGTGCGTATCTGCTCCCAACTCCGCTTGCTCGACGGTGACAACTGGCGTCGGCTTATGGGTACATAGTGCATGGATTACGAGCAATTCTATCCAGTTTCATTACCCCAATCTGCGCATCGCGAACAGCCCGAGCACTTCGACCGGCGTGCACGTCCTCAACAATCACTTCGAGGGAAACACTTCAGGACCAACGCCCTGCATTACTTTTGGAGACCCTGGTGGGACCGCCGCAGGCATAGGTGCCGGAAGTACATTCATCAGCAATTATTTTTATTGCCCTCTCGCTAGCGCCGTCTCTATCGTTGGACCGGAGACTCCTGCGATTGGCACTTACTACCTGCAAAGCACTTTTTGGGACCACAACCAATTTAATACTACGCCTACGGGTGGGGTTCCATTCATCAATACGAACGCAGGAACCCAAAATCAGTTTGGGCATAACACGGATCAATCTTTAAATTTTATAACACAGAATTCTAGTCCGGCGCTCTTGGATCTCGGGTTCGCGACGCAGCAGTCGAAGTTTGCCGCGTATTCAATACCTCATCTTTTCGCGGCACAGCTTAGTAATAAAATAGCAGCTTGGGGTTCGAGCGGTGACGGCTTAGAGCCAGGTAGCTATTCTACAATCGAGGCTCCGCTACTTTGCGCTAACACTACCGTTTCGGGAACTGCACAGGTCTGCGCTACAAGCCCCAGTGTTAACTCGATTACCGGTAACCCTCTTGCGTTGGCGGCTGGCAACACGATCATCTACATCACCAACACGACGAACACCGGCAGCTTAGCAATAAACGTTAACACTACCGGCGCGGCGACTGTTAAGAAAAACGGTGGCACGTCCAACCTAAGTGCAGGTGACATACGGGCCAATATTCCTTATCTTCTATCCTTTGATGGCACGTATCTAAATGTTGCAAATACTTTAGATGGGGATTTCGTTTTACTCAATACATTAACGGCAAGTAACTCCGCGAGCTTGTCTGACAATACAAGTTTCACAACTGCCTATACCTCTTATCTAATTGAATTTCTCGGTTTACTTCCTGCGACTAATGCCACAACTTGTGAAATATTGTTTTACACAAGTGGGGCATATCAGACTTCACATTATACTGCAACTTTGATTGCAGCAAGTGGTGCTGGGGTAGTAACAGGAGCGACTGCAACAGCTTATATTCCATGCTCAGCAATAGGCAATTTATCATCAACGGCCGGTAATCAGTTAAATGGTAATTTTACCTTGAACGGAATTAGTGGGGTCAATCCGGGCCTTACTGGAAAGAGCGGTTACGGTGATGCTGGTGTTGGCGGCCAAGCAACAGTTACGTTTTCAGGTGCAAATAGTTGGTTTGGCGCCATAACTGGAATTCAAATAATTATGGCAGCGGGAAATATTACCAGCGGCACAGTTAAAATTTACGGGCTCAAATGACAAAAGGAAGCCATTAATGCCTAGCAAATCCACAAAGCAAGCTCGAACAATGGCGGCCGCCGCCCACAATCCCGCCTTCGCCAAGAAGGTCGGCATTCCGCCCGGCGTAGCCAAGGAGTTCAACAAGGCCGATGCCAAGACTGGCATCGATCACCGATAGCGCTACGACAGCGTGGAACGCGATAATAACAGGTTCTGCCAGCTCCCACGTTCTCGGGTACTGCAATGGAACTAACTGGGTCGTGAAGTAGAACATGACATGGCACTACCCGGAAAACCCCTAGTATGGAGCCCGCACGGCGCATCCGACACGCTTGATGCTTCGACGTCATTTGCGGGTGCGATGTCGTTGTTGCAAAATCTGATACCCGACCCTTCGACTGCTGATCTGTGGCAATGTCGTCCAGCTGCGCAGGTAATGGTTAACGCGGCAGGAAATGCGTTTTCTAGCGGGTTTTCTTCGGGGTTTGGTTCCGACTTATTTCCTGGTGCGACTTTTATTTCTTGCTTAAAAGTGATTGGCACTCGCGCGTACGGGATGATATCGACCACGCGCAACGTAGGAAATGATGAACCTTTTGTTTACGACATACCGTCCGGTTTGTTTGTAGTCATATCTGGAGTGACGCCTGCGAATACTCCGGTCAGTCCTCAGCAGACCGGAACGTGGAACCCGCCGTCGCTAGACCTCATCGGTAGCAAGGTCATCGTGTCACACCCCGGTTTCACGGGGTCTGGCGGCGCTTATTTTGGTGTGCTCGACATATCTAACCCCAATGCCCCTGCGTGGAACGCGGTCAATACGACGCCTACTGCGCTTGTGTCACCTCCGCAGTGGGTTGTAAATTTTAACGGGCGCTGTTTTTTCCTGGTCAATCCTAGCGGCAGTCAGCCGGCGGTGTACATGTCGGACAGCCTGAACCCTACGGTCATCACCAACGCCAGTCAGATACTGACCTTCGGGGACAATGTGCCGCTGACCTGCGCGGCAGGGCTGCCGCTCAGTAACCAGCTCGGCGGCGTCATCCAGTCGCTCATGGTGTTCAAGGGCGTCAGCAACATTTACCAAGTGACGGGCGACTTCGCGCTGGGCAACCTTGCGATCAACACGCTGAATGTGGCGACTGGCACGTTCGCGCCCAATACGCTACAATCTACATCGAAAGGGTTGGTGTTCGTTGCGCCGGACGGGTTGCGGCTGATCGACTTCAACGCGCGCGTGAGTGATCCGGTCGGAAAAGCAGGCGATGGAATTACGCTGCCATTCTTCTTTGCGTTGACACCATCGCGCATGTGCGCGGCGTACAACGGAGGTGTATATCGGGTGCAGGTGCAGAATGGCGGTGCGCCGGGCAACCCGCAGCAGCAATGGTGGTTCGACTTCGTACGTGGCGTGTGGTCCGGGCCGCACACGCAAGCCGCATCGTTGATGGAGCCATATAACAACACGTTCATCGTGACGTTACAGGGGGCTGGTGCGAAACTATTTCAGAGCGATCAGGTACAGTCGTCGAGCAGCACTTACGTCGAGAACGGAACGCAACTAACATTTAACTTTTCTACACCGATGCTACCTGACACAGAACAGATGGCTGAGACAGCTATGGTTGAGACTACAATCAACATGGCGCTGGTAGCGGGCAACACGATTACTATAGAGGCGCAGGACCAAAACAGCGCGATACTCGATACAGTCACTGTGGTTCCTTCCGGTGCGGTGACGGTATGGGGCGCTTTTCAGTGGAAGCACGCACTATGGCAGGGTGCGCAGAACGCACTTTATCCGCGCCCGCTTTCGTGGCATTTTCCTATCGTGTTCCGGCGCATGGGGTTGGTTGCGACGGGTAATTCTGCGTCCGGCATAAAGATTGGGCGCGTGTACTTACGCTACCGGGTGCTCGGGTATCTGCAGCAAGGATGACGGCTATGAGGAAGTTTTTCGTAGGACTTGCGACGTGGCTGTGGGTGACGTCCGCCTATGCCGGTGTCACGTGCACCTTGCCATTCAACCTGCAGAACAACACGACGGCTGACGCTACGCAGGTCATGGCCAACTATAATGCGCTGGTCGCATGTCTTGGCAATGCAGCAGCGGCCGGGTCTAACGCCGACATCACAGCATTGCTCGGTCTGACGACTCCGCTGGTCTACACTGCGGGTGGTTCGTCGAATTATATTGGTACAACGTCGACCGGATCGGCGAATGCGCAGGTCATTGCCAGTCCTACACCGCTGGGGTTTTCGCTCGCGGTTGGCAAGCAGATCACGTTTATCGCTGGGTTCACGAATACCGGAGCGACGCAGCTGAACGTCAACAGCACCGGACTGGTCAACCTATATCAGCCTACACCTTCAGGACCGGTCGCGCTTACCGGGGGCGAGCTTGTCGCAGGGAACCTGATTGTCGCGCGTTACGATGGGACGCAGTACCAGCTCGCCAGCAGCGCTGCTGCCATAGGCATCGGCGCACCGACGACCATAACGGCTTCGGGCAGCACGCTCGATCTCGGCTTGGTGCCCAGTCACAATGCGCTTGTGACTCCAGGAACTACGATCACATCGTTTGGCTCGTCGGCGATCACGCAATACCCGCTTTATCTGCTCCACTTTCACAGCGTGAACACGCTGACTTACAATGCCGTGTCACTACAGTTGCCAGGCGCGGCCAACATCGTGACGGCTGCAGGTGATGCCGCTATCGCTCTCTACTACGGTTCCGGCAACTGGGAAGTACTGTTTTACCAGCGCGCCAACGGCACCGCAGTCGTCAACCCGACGCCGCTGTGCGGCGCGAGCGGGCTGGTCATCACCAACAATGCCGGCACACCGAACACTAATGTTGACATCACGGCTAACAACTATTCGCTAACGAACCCTACGGGCAATGTGCCGATCTATGGCACATCGGCATCGGTCACAATAAATTTCACCACCACGGGGGCGA